GGATATTTATGTGCTATAGAACAATTTGGAACTAGTGGCTATGGACATAAGAGAAATAATAAAATAACAACTTCGAATAAAAGTACAACGAAAGATTCAGTAAAAAAAGAGATAAAGCCTATTAAGATGAAAGATAAACAAATGAAAAAAGAAGAAAAACAGCCACAAACAAATGTACAATTATCAATGTTTGATTTGAAAGTTATATAAGGCAGCATAAGGGGGAGATTACATGGCGAAAGTTAATATAGAAAGCATAATTAAAAGAACAGCACAAGAAACTGTTAAGGAGCTAGAGCGAAATAGATTAATTAAAAGTGATTCATTGACTTACTTTCAGAAAACAGAGAAGTTATTATATAGTTATCCAGATTTATTACAAGCAATTAAACAAAAAGAAGAAGATATTAAGTATATAGAATCATATGGTGTAGGAGAAACATCAAAGTCAGTGGTATTATATACTACTGGCGGTGGAGGAAGTGAACAGGAAAAGTATGTAGAGATTATAGAAGGATATAAAGCTTCAAGAGAAAGAACTAAGAGGCTAACTGAGAAAATAGAAAGAGCCATAGATGAAATAAAAGAGGATAAATATTACTGTATCATCGAGAAAAAATATTTTACTAAACTTACAAGAGAGGAAATGGAAGAAGTTTTAAATATAAGTGAAAGTACCATAAGAAGGCATAGAAACAGACTTATAAACAGATTAAAGGTAATATTATTTGGAGCAGATGCATTAGAATAGTGACCGTTTTGTGAATAATTATTGACCTTTTAGCCAAGGGGGTAACTGTAGTAATATGTTAGTAGAAGATTTTGTGGTTGTCCCCCTTGATGACCAAAGATGCAGAGAGAAAACTTCTTACATAATTATAAAATGGCTATGGTACACCTGATCTAGTAGAGAGGCAGTCGAGAAATCGGCTGTCTTTTGTTATGTACCGAGTAGGAAAGAAGGTGAGGTAATGAAGATTAAGGAAGTGTTGAGTAAAGAGGTTAAAAAAGAACTATATGAAATAAGAGCCAGAGCACCAGTTCGGCAAACTGATAAAAAGAAGATAGAACTAGGGGATTCAGTGAAGAATTTAATGAAGCATAGGAGTTATAAAAGAGTACATGGTAGGATTCGACAAGTAAATGATTAATAGTTAATTGTATTTTTACTTTGCAGTCGGCCTTTTAGACTCAAAAGAATCAAAAAAGGCTGGCTGCTAATATGCTTTTATAGTGTTAAGATATATCATAAACATAAGAACAGCCACGAATAATATAATTCGCAGTATTCTCTTCATTATTTTACCTCCTGTAAAAGAGATAATTTTATTATACCTTAATAGTATAGCAAATTTAATTTGTAAAATATGGTAATTAATTATCGATTATCATATGTCGAAACTTGCGAACGATTAATGTAGGATATTATCTTTTAATGTAGAATGTATAAATTATAAAGTGAGGTGATATAAAAATGATTAAAGTTAAAATCTTTAGCGAAACGGATGAAGATAATCTTCAATATAAAATCAATGAGTTTATTAAATATGAGAAGGCAGTTAAGGATATAAAATTTGATACTGCATTATCATACTCTGATAAGCAAGAACATTGTTTTAGAACATATAATGCAATGGTAATTTATGAAGTATCAGAGTAAAAAATATTATAAAATCAAAGGAAGAGCCAAAGGGCTCTTTTTCTATATTTTTAAATGTCGAAACTTGCGATAAAAATATGTAGGATTTTTTATTTTATTGTAGAAATTATTTAGATATAGAAAGGGGAGGATAGAATTGCTATTTGAATACAAGGGCTTTCACAATTGTGATAGTGTATGTGATATCGAAATATATAACAATATTGTGCTGTGTACAGAGTTAAAAGAGAATGTGGGCACTAGTATAACTAATATGGCTGAAAAGGTGGCCACGCTTGCATGTGAGAAGTTTAATATACCGCAGGATAAATTAATTTGGATAGAGCATTATCCTAAAGGGCGTGTATCGGGTGAAACTTTCAGTATTGTAAGTTTTGATATTTGTGGTAAAAGATTTACATCACCAAGTTGGAAAACAGTTAAGAAGAAAGATGTTGAAGAAATGATAGGTAGGAAGTTTACTTATGATTTAAAAATGGATAAAGATGAGGCAATGTTTTTAAAGAAAGCACTATTAAAACTTTATACAGATGAAAGCTTTATAAAAGATAATCAAAAAATGCTTGAAGCAGTGATTGACAAGGTATCTGAAATAGCGGAAATATATTAAATGCGTAATATGCAGCCAAGGTTGAAATAGTTTTTTATGAAAATATGTAAATAGATGATTTCGATAGGGGGATAAATATGGATGAAAGAGTAATAGAATTATTAGAGAAAGTAGTAGAAGAACTTCAATATTTATCTAGTAGAATTGATAATATTGAACATAATACTACACATACAGAAAGAAATACACAGTATAATAAAAAATATCTTAAAGATATATTTGATGGTGTAGATAGCATAAGAAGAAAATTATAGAGCCAAGTGGCTCTTTTTTCATACCCAAAAACAACACGAATAATAGAGGTGGTGGTGAATGGCTAGAGCTAGGAGTCCGAATAGAGATAAAGCAAAAGCTATTTATATAGAATCTAATGGAGAAAAGAAATTAAAAGACATTGCAGAAGAGTTAGCACTAAAAGATTCTCAAATTCGAAAGTGGAAAAGCCAGGATAAATGGGATCAAGAATTAAAAGGAGCGTTACCAAAAACAAAAGGTAACGTTACTAATAAAAAGAAACGTAACAAAGGTGGCCAACCAGGTAATAAAAATGCCTTAAATAATGACGGTGGGGCTCCTCTCGGTAATCTTAATGCTATAAAGCATGGAGCATATCAGTCACTATATACTAATATGCTTAGTCCAGAAGAAAAAGCTTTATATGAACAAACCACAGCAGTAGTTAATATAGATGATGAAATAAGACTTATAAGACTAAAGATTGCTAGGTTACTTAATAGAGATAAAACATTCTTTTATAATATGTTTGGGAAAAAGCTATATAAGGATATAACTGAGGAAGATAGAGAAAATGGAATTTTACTATGTATGGATCAATTAAGAAAGTTAATAGAAACCAAAGCCGCTATTATAGGAGATACTGAGAAGTTACAAATGGAAAAAGAAAAGTTTGAGTTTAATAAATATAAGATAGATATTGAATTGCAACTTAAGAAGGAAAAGCTTGAACTAGAAAAATCTAAAGTAATGGGTAATGAAGGTGAGATTGGTGATGATGGATTTATTGAAGCATTAGAAGGAAAAGTAGATGAGGTGTGGACAGATGGCGAAGAATAAAATCATACCCTTTAAATTTAAACCTTTCTCAAATAAACAATTAAAAGTATTAACTTGGTGGATGCCTAATTCACCAGTGAAAGATAAAGACATATTAATCTGTGATGGATCTGTTAGAAGTGGAAAGACAGTGGTTATGTCTTTGAGTTTTGTCATGTGGGCAAACTCAAGTTTTGAGGATGAAAATTTTGCCTTATGTGGTAAAACAATTGGTTCATTAAGACGTAATGTAATAAAGCCATTAAAAAAGATGCTTAAAAGCAGAGGATACAAGTGTAAAGAACATAGAGCAGATAACTATATTACAATAAGTAAATATGACAAAAGAAAAGGAAGAGTCGTGAATAACGACTTTTATTTATTTGGTGGGAAAGATGAAAGCTCACAGGACCTTATTCAAGGGATTACTTTAGCAGGAATATTATTTGATGAAGTTGCTTTAATGCCACAAAGCTTTGTGAATCAGGCTACTGCTAGATGTTCTATTGATGGGGCAAAAATGTGGTTTAACTGCAATCCAGCAGGACCATATCATTGGTTTAAGCTTGAATATCTGGATAAGCTAGAAGATAAAAATGCATTACATCTTCACTTCACAATGAAGGACAATTTAAGTTTATCTGAGAAAGTTAAAGAAAGGTATTCAAGAATGTACTCTGGAGTATTTTTCAAAAGATATATCCTGGGTCTTTGGGTGCTTGCAGAAGGAATCATATATGATATGTTTGATGAAGCAGTACACAAAGCTAAAACAATCCTAAGAAAATATGAGAAATATTATATTTCTATTGACTATGGTACTCAGAATGCATGTGTTTTTCTTCTCTGGGGATTATATAAAGACAAATGGTATATTGTTAAAGAATATTACTATAGTGGTAGAGAAGAAGGGAAGCAGAAGGCAGATGTTGATTACTCTAGGGATTTAAAGGAATTTACAGAGGATATTTCTTATTCAGGAATAATAGTGGATCCATCTGCAGCAAGTTTTATTGCTCAACTTAAAAAGGATGGATTTAAGAATATTATTAAAGCTAAAAACAATGTGGAAGATGGTATAAGAAATACCGGAACAGCATTAGCTAATCAAATGTTTTTTATAAATGATTGTTGTATAAATACATTGAGAGAGATAAGTGGATACATATGGAATCCTAAGGCACTTGAAAAAGGTAAAGAAGAACCACTAAAGGAAAAAGATCACTGTATGGATGCTATGAGATATTTTGTTGAAAAAGTATTAGCTGGAATTATTAAAGCTTTATATGACGATAAGGTTTACAACAAAGGTATGGGTCTTAAAAATAATATGCATAAACAATATCGTAAGGAGGGAGGTAGCGTATTCTAGTGGCCAGTATAAAAGAACAGTTACTTAAATTAAGTAAGGCAGAGAAAAAGGAAAGAAAGCAGGCTAGAAAAGATTATTTTTATTTTCTTGGGAAATGTAAAGATGAAGAAGTAGCAAAGTCTAATCTGGACTTACTAGGTCAAAGCTGGATTGTGACAGATGATTTAGACTATGTTCCAACACAGGATATTAGGAATAAGATTAAACCACTCCTAAAAAAACAGGCAAGGTTCATGTTTGGTAGAGCTCCAACAATACTATTTAAACCTTATGATCCAAAGGATAAAGAAAAATGTGAAGAGCTTAGACAATTTATTGATGATATATTAGAAAGCAATGGCTTTTGGAGTGATACTCTAAAGGCTTTTTTAATGTGTACAGTTAAAAAGAGAGTAATGCTTAGGCTTGAAGCTAATCCAGAGCAATCAATAAACCTTATTTATCACAATATAGAAGGCTTTAACTATAAAAAAGAAGGTAAACATTTAAAAAGCATTACACTAGTTGTCCAGGATAAAGACACCATAGATAAAGAGAAGAATGAGAAAATATACTATAGATACATGTATTACATGGAAGGAGAAACCTGTAAGCTTAAAATTGAAACCTATAAAGGTGGTTTTAATGTAGATAAACCATTTAAAACAGAAATAAAGGATACAAAGTTAAGTAGGATACCAGCATGGGTAATAATTAACGGTGGCCTTCTGGGAGATGAATTTGGAGAAAGTGATTTAGATGATTTGAAAGATGCTCAAAATCAGTATAATAGAAGAGTTTCTGACTTTGCCGATGCACTTAGATTTCAAATGTTTGGTCAGACTGTAATAATAGATGCAGAAGAAGATAGCGTAAATAGACTAAATATAGCTCCTAATGCTATAGCACCTTTAAGGTCTATAGATGAGCGTAAGGCCGATATGAAAAAGGTTGAAAGTACATTTAGCTCAGCAGAACCAGTTGAAATGTATTTGAAACGTGCTGAACATGATATGTACCAGGCATTAGATATGCCAGAAGATGAACAGCTTAAAGAGATACCAAGTGCTAAGGCTATGAAGTATATGTACAATGATTTAATTGCACGATGTGAAGAAAAGTGGAATGATTGGGCAACTCCAATTAAAGAACTTATAAGATTAATAATTGAGTGCTGTAGTAAATTCGGTTGTTATTCCGATTGGAATGAGGAGTGGGGAAAACTCAAATTTAAGATAGTAATTAATTATAATTATCCTATTCCAGAAGATACAGAGGACAAGAAGCGCCTTGCACTTGAAGAAGTTAATTCCAATGTTAGAAGCCATAGAAGTTACATAAAGGATTATTCAGATGAAGAAGATGCAGAAGGAGCCATGAAAGAAATAGCTGAGGATATTAAAACAATCATTGAAGCTGAACAGGATCAATTTCAAAAAGCTATAGATAGTGAACTGAATAATTTAAATAAAAATACTGGTGATGGTTCATAATGAGTGAATATCGAAAAAGGGTTTTAGAAGCTAGAACAAAATTTTTAGAGCTTAATAAGAAACAAGAAAAAGAACTTTTTCAGATATATAAAGATTTAGCTAATCAATTATCAAATGAAATTATTTCATGTAGAACTACTTCAGGTGGGAAATATTTGAAAGAACTGAATCAGATAGTACAGACTTATATGAATGATTTAAACATTAAATTAAGTAGTACTATAAAAAGTAATATTGAAGCTAGCTCTCAGATAGCAAGTTCAGCAGAATTAGCGTATTATGAAGCTATAACTGATGATATAAAACTCAAGTCTATGTTTAATAAGACAGTACTAAAATCATCATCTGACTCTGTTAAAAAGCTGATACAAGGAAATTATTATGCGGATGGTAAAACCTTAGATAAAAGACTCTGGAACATAACCAAAAGCAATGCAAAGGATATAGATAGGTTTATAAAGATTAATGTAACTAGAGGTGCTAATTCTAAAAAGTTAGCAGAACAACTAGAGAAATATATTAATCCAGCCAAAAGAATAGAGGCTAAGACTTTAGAAGCTGGTATGAATAAATCCATTGCGTATCAAGCACAACGTTTAGCTAGAACATCAATAACTCATAGTTTTGGAGAAACTACTATAGAAAATGCAAAAAATAATCCATTTAATAAAGGTATTAAGTGGAATTTGAGTGCTAGTCATAGTGCTAGAATGCATGGTAGAAAAGATGAATGTGATGATTATGCTGGAAGGATATTTAAGCCAAATGAAGTTCCTATGCAACATCCAAACTGTTTATGTTATTTTACAGAAGAAAATGAGGAAATAGATAAGGCTATTGAAGAACTTAAAGCATGGAGCAATGGAAAAACTAATTCTAAGCTAGATAACTGGTATGAAAACAATAAAGAATTAAATATTATTGAATATCCTAATAAACCTAAACCGGTGCAATGGAAAGACTTTAAAGGAAGTAATACCAAATTTAAGAATAAGCAGGCAATAAAGAAACATATGTTAGAAAATTATAATATAAAGTTTTCTGATAGTACTAAATATCCTATAGATAAAGATATATTACAGGATTCAGTTAATTGGTTAGATAAATTTCATAGCTATTTTAAAGGGTTTAAAACAATAGATCCTGTCAAATTACCAGCAATAAAAGTTAAGGCAAGAATGAATGCAGTAGGCTATTACAAATATTATATTAATAAACCTCAAGTAGTAGAATTGGCCTTAAATGGTGCATATTTTACAGATAAAGGGTATAATATTAGTTATATAGAAGAATGTATTAAGAGTAGGTGGACAGTGGCTAATGCTAAACCGTACAAAACATTTGTACATGAATACGGCCATCATGTTGCTAATTCTTTGAAGTGGCTTGATAAGAAAGAAGGTATATCTAGTACTAATTGGTGTAAAGAGTTTATTAGTCATACTATTAAAGAATATAATAAAAAATATAATGAAAATATTAGCTTTAAAGACATAGCACAACTGGTAAGTAGATATGGAGGAACTAAGCCAGAAGAAGCTTTTGCAGAAACATTTGCAGAATACTTCGGTGGGGAAAATCCAAGAAAGTTTGCTAAAGTTTTTGGAGGAGAAGTAGAAAAGAGATTAAAAGAATATATATAAACAAAAGGGTGATGTATAATGGAACAACTTGAACCAAAATTTTTAAAAGAAGGTTATGGATATTATACAGATGATGGATTGCAAATTAGAAATGATGCACCACAGTGGGCAAAAGAAGAATACGGAGAGTTTATGAAACAACTGAATATAAACGAAATTAGTGAATAAAGGCATTTACTGTTAAAAGTAGGTGCTTTTTTTAATGGAAAAAATTAAGGAGGCACAAAACAATGGGATTATTAGAATATCTTAAAAAAATTTTAGGAGATGAGGAAGGTCAAAAGGCCTTTGAAAAAATCAAAGCAGATAATGAAAATGTGCTTTTAGTTGACTCGAAGGAGGAATCCAAGTATGTAGAAAAATCTAAATTGAATGATGCTAATTCTACTATAAGAGATTACAAGAAGCAATTAAAGGATAGAGATAAGCAACTTGAAGATTTAAAGGGAAAAGCAGAGGGCAATGAAGATCTTACAAAAGAAATTGAAAAACTCAAAGGTGAAAATAAAAAAGTTACTGAAGATTATGAAGCTAAGTTAAAAGAAAAAGATTTTAATTATGCTTTAGATAGAGCTTTAACTGATGCTAAGGTGAAGAACCCTAAGGCAGTTAAAGCTCTTTTAAATTTAGAAAATATTAAGCTTGATGGAAATGACTTAATAGGGTTAAAAGAGCAGATGGAAAAAGTAAAAGAGTCTGATTCTTACTTGTTTGAAGAGAGACAGGAAGGAGGAACCGGGACCATAGGGAGCAATATATCTTCATCTACTAATACAAATGATAAAGAACCAAAAAGTTTGGGCGAAAAATTAGCAGCAGAAAAGGCTGAAGCTACTAAAGCAAGTGAAACATTAAATAGTTTTTTTAAATAAGAAGGAGGTATAAAAGATGAGACAAAGTTCAAGAACAATATTCACACAACAGAAAGACATTAGAGAAATTGCAGGAGATCACTATGTAAACATTAATATTAAGGTTGCTAAAACAGATGTTCAGGCAAAATTAGTTGAAGGGGTTTTACCAGCAGGTACTGCAGTTGATTCTACAGGTAGACCAGCAAATGGAACAACTTCACATGGAGTTACTTTTGCTGATGTAGATTTTAACGACTCCATGGGAACTGAAATATTGCCAGTAATGATTCATGGCTTTGTAAATAAAGCTAGGCTAAAAGAATACAGCAGTGAAGATTTAACTGCAGAAGCTATAACAGCAATGAACATGATTAAATTTTTATAGGAGAGTGATAATATGGATTTAAAAGATTTTATAAACTCAAAAGAAATTGCTTTGTATATTAAGAACCTACCACCTCAGGTAAATATTGATGAAGCACTATTCCCAAAAACTAAACAGCTATCACCAGAAATAGAACTTGCAAAGGGAGCAAAGCAAAGACCAGTAGCATTAAGACTATCCACTTTTGACACAGCGGTTAAGGTTAGAGCTTTAAAAGCTGATGTATCTATAGAAAAGAAAGAAATGCCTTTCTTTAAGGAAGCTATAGGAATAAAAGAAAAGGATAGAAGAGATTTGATAATTGCTAAGAGCTCTAATAATCAAAATCTAGTTGAGTTTTTAGTGAAAAATGTATTTGAAAATTACGCCAATTTAGTCGCTGGTGCTGATATACAAGCTACTAGAATGAGGGCACAATTAATGCAAAAGGGTGAAATAAATGTAACTACGAATGATGGGGATGTAGTTGTAGATTACAAAATACCAGCTAATCATAAAGAAGTTTTAACAGGGTCAGCTGCATGGAGTGATCCGACAGCAGATATAGTTGGAGATATAAAAAGATGGCAAAAGGTATTTACAGAAGAGGGGTTAGAAAAGCCAACTAGAATGTTATTGACAGAAAAAACTTTTGGTTATATAACTCAAAACACAGCAATAACTAAGGATTTAAAAGCAAGAGTGCTAGGTGAGGTAATTCTAACGGATGAAGATTATATATCATTCCTAAAGAAAAAATTGGGCTTAGAAATTGCTTTCTTAAATGGTGTTTTTGTAAATGAAGAAGGTCAGACTATGAATTTCTATGAAGATAATTTAGTAACATTAATTCCAAAGGGAACCCTTGGACAAACAATATATGCAGTTACTCCTGAAGAGTTTGATAGCGAATATGGTAGTGGTAAATTGGATACTCAAGTTATAAAGACAGGTATAGCAATTACTACTATGGTAAAAGAAGATCCAGTTGCAGTTGACACTAAGGTATCTCAAATAGTTATACCTTCATTTGATAAAGCAGATGAATGTTTCTTTGCAACAGTAGTATAGGAGGGGGAATAATCCTTCTCCTTTTTATTATTAAGTAGAGAGGATGATAAA